AGTTAGAATTACGTGGGGCGGAGTGTCAATGGCTAGAGAGAATGGATATCTGGAACGCCCAGCAAGCTCTCAAGAACTAGAAGAAGCCCTAGACCGTCTCTACAAGGGACAGACCAATGTCGCCATTCAAGCGGCAGACCTAGGGATAAGCCTGGAACGTCTCAAGCAACTGTTCCGCGAGTACGTCGCCGCTCGTCCAATCGACATCAACGATGAAGACGTATGGCTAGGCGACACAACCATGTGCTGGCCGTATGCCTAGCCCTGGAACGTTCAGGGATAGATCCGCGACACGTCATCGGGGAAGTCGATGTCACGCTTACCGCGTAGAAACTCACCGCCGCCAACCAAACCCCCAACAATGGGAAGGTTTCTAGTACCCCAGGAGTTGAGATCACCTGGTCCGTACTTTCTCCTGGCGCGTGTCACGGCTTCGTTGAGGGACGCTGCCAACGTCTGACAGCGCATTGTCCCCAACATGTTTGATCTATAGGTGAGATACACGAGTCTCACCTCTTGCGGGTGCCACGAAGGCTTGGCGTTTGCCTGGAGCGTTTCGATCTTGTTCATGCGAGGTCTGCGCGGTCTTTGTAGTACCCGGAAGACTCCAGGTGATTGTGGATCCGATCCTGAAGTCCCTGGAGCGTTTTAGCTCGTGGCGAGTCTGCCCACTCAGCACGGTTTAAAAACTCCATCTCCCAGTAGATGGAATCAGCCAGCAGCGATAGCTCGTGGTCTGTGAAGCTGATTCTGTTCATCAGTCCATGAAGGCGTAGAGGGGCTTGGGGAGCTGCTCCAGGTATTTGATCAGACCCTGGAACGTGATTGGGTACGGAGCGGCGTGTCTTGTGTGCACAAAACAGCTCTCTTCGCCGTAGATCATCACGATGGCTTCGATGCCACGGTCTTCAAACAGTTCGAGAAGAATGTGCGGTTCTGTGCCGCCAGGATTGGACTTAGCATCTGGAACGGGACCCGCAGCCCATGAAGGGATAACGGCGTCGAAAGCGTCCAACTGCTCTGCAAGGTGCAGAAGATCTGGTGCGTACTTAGCGGTGAGTTCGGTGCAGCTCATTTGAGATTGGGGTTACGGTCAGCAGGGGTTGGGATGGAGCGTTCCCAGTCGTCTTGCTCCTGTTCGATTTGCATCTGCTCTAGTTCCTCTTCGGTGTAAAGCTCGAAGGGCAGTGGAGCATCCTCGCTATCGCTCGGATAAAAAGAAGATTGGAACGTCATGCGAAAGGGGAAACGGATTGCGTGTTGTAGCCCTGCCATTTTTTGGCGGTGTCCATGGCCTTAATGAGCTGGCACGTTTGCTTGTCGTCGCCGGTTGCGATGGCGATCTCTAAGCGGTGCTGGAGCATGGCCAACACTCCCGCAGGATTACAGGGTTCCATTTCTTCAACGGCTGGGCCGTCGTCGGATTCCTGGATTTCCTGCTCTGCTGCGGTGATATCTGTGTAGGCCGTGGAGCGTGAAACGAAGTAGCGCGCGCTTAAAAGCGTTGCGACTGAAGCGACGGGGATGCCGCGTTCAAGCATTGCCCGCGCGTAGCTAAGACGATGCTGGATCTCTGCCTGGGTCGCCATGATCAACCCTCCTGACGCCGCAGCATTTCTGCCGCGCAAAGAGCCTTAACGCGATCCCATTCGGGTCCACCACGTCTGCACAGTTGGTTGTGCACTTTTCTGAATACCTGGTCCGGTATTTGGGCGAAGTAATCCGCCCAGCCTTCAGGGGTAAAGCGGTCAATGTTGCCGGTCTTGGCAGCTTGTAGGCCCGCGTATCGGTCTAGTTTGGGGCTCATTTTTTAAGCCCCGAAGTTTCGGTGTACTCCAGACCCATCGCGCCAGCGAAGCGCTGCAACAGCTCGATGTCTTCCCTGGAGCGATAACCGGATTCATGAAGACTGGCGAGAAAATCGACAACGGCGTTGGAGATCACGCCGGGCTCAGGGCTGACCTGGACCGTGGTCTTTTCAGCGGCTTCCCATTCACTGTGTCCGGTGATGAGATGCCGGGTGATCGTGACGCGGGGAACGTCGGCGAAAGTGTGGAGCTGTTCGGTTTGTGTGGCGTAGTTCATGGGTGGAACAAAACTGGATTTTCTGGAAAGTTGGACGATCAGTCCCAAAAGTTGCCGAGCTTGAACTCGTGAACCCAGGAGCGTGCGATTGATTCCGCAGCTTCAAGGCGGACGGCTTTAGGGAAGATGTCGTGCCAAGCGTCGGCCATGCTGCCGTGCTCGCGGTGGTACTGCTTCGCCGCAGGGGTCAGGCAGTAGCGCTCGATTGAGTGGATCGCGAGATCTAGAGAGAAGTTGCCGCGCTTCCAATGCTTGGACAGGTTTTTGATGGTCGGCGCGTACCAGACTTCAACGTTGGTGGCGTAAAGCTCTAGTTCGCGGGCTTCGTCTGAGAGGGTCATGGGTGGACTCTTGAATGAGTGAATTAAAGGTGAGCGAACCGAGGGTGCCTGGGTTCAGCTGGAGCGCTGAAGGCTTCGCCGGTTACGTCTTGGATTTGCTGCCCAACGGCAACGACAGCACGGCGACGGGCTGTGACTTCCCGTCTGCTGTCTTCATGCCAGAGAGTGCTGAGCAGATCGTCCAGTCGTTGCAGTTCGGCAAGGACTAGAGCGATTTTTTGTGCCGGTGTCTGCGCCATGGATGGGCTTTGTTCGGTACATGGACAATGTAGCACACTATGCGAGACATGTGTCAACCCATAGCGCCTAGCGTGTCTCCCCGGTCCGGTTAGTATTAGTGAAGGTTCCTGATTCGTAGCCCGTGGTCGATAACAACACCGAAGAAAGAAAGACCAGCGTTGGCGATGATGAGTCCAAGCGGTGGCGCAAGGGACGCGGCGCGGCGCACAAAGTAGAAGAGCGCGCGCAGGTTTGTTACGGCTACATCTTGGAGGGTGGGACGAGACATCAGATCGCTGAAAAAGTGTCTTCACGGTTCAATGTCTCTATGCGTACGGCGCATGACGACTACAAGCGCGCAATGGAGCTGCTGAGAAAGGAACAAAACGGCACGCGTGAAGAATTGTTGAACCAACTGCAAGCGCTGCGCCTCGCAACGGTACAAAAAGCCCTTAAGCGCGGCCATTTCCAAACTGTCGCAACTCTGCTGGGCGACATGGGCCGCGTAATAGGCGAAGCAGCTCCGGAGCAGCTAGCGCTACAAGTTCCGGAGTTGTCAATACAAATAGAAGACAAAAAGGATTGACAGGTTTAACAATTACTTTACAATTTTATTTGCAAAGTAATTAGAATAAAGAATTAAATTGTCAAGGTTCAATCTTACAGTACTAGTGTACTATAAAATTTAGGGTACAAAAATACCCCTGCTAAGTGTAGCTAACTCAGCAAGGGTTTGTGTTACTTAGCGACCGTAGATGATAAGGGCACATTCGTCTGCGGATGTTTTCTCTCTTTGTACACATTCTCGGAAAGTTTCTGCATCCTCAACTGCAAAAACTAGAGCAAAACTTGCACAGGCTGCGAACAAAACAGAGCAGACAGAAATGACTGTCAAAGTGTCAGAAACTGGGGAAGAATTGTTGGGCATTGTTGTTAGTAACTCGTGGGTGAAGTTAGTGTTAGCAACTGACGAAATCTTCAGTTGCTAAGCATAGCTTAGCAGAAAATCTGTTGTGCTACAGTTTACTGTGCCACTGTCTCAGCTGTCACACGCTCAGAAAATTCTGATTTTTCGGGAAATTTTTTAGTAAATCTGTACTGTGTGCCAGTCAGTGCAACTGTCACACGGGGGTAGGGTTGCAAAGTAGTACATTTGTACCCAAGCGCGGGGAACTTACTGATACACCCAAGATTATTTGATTGTACTACACCCACCCGGGGGTAGGGGTTGAAAAAGCAGTTAATGTAATACCCATGGCCGTACAAAATGCACCCCCACTTAGTCTCCGCTGGGCACAGGGGCAAGTATTCACCGACGAACACAGATTCCGCGTCCTCGTTGCAGGCCGCCGCTTCGGAAAGTCATACCTTTCCTGCGTCGAACTTTTGCGTGGAGCGATCAATAATCCCGGCGAAACCTTCTTCTACTGCGCCCCCACCTACCGGATGGCGAAGGATATTGCCTGGAAAGTCCTTAAAAAGCTCGTCCCCAAAGCCTGGATCAAAACTAAGAACGAAACCGACCTGAAATTAGAGCTAGTCAACGGCTCAACCATTGAATTAAAAGGCACAGAGAACGCAATGGCCCTCCGTGGCCGCAGTTTGTCCGGTGTCGTGCTCGACGAAGCCGCATTTATGGACGCCGAGGTCTGGTTCGAGGTCATTCGACCCGCCCTCGCAGACAAACAAGGCTGGGCACTCTTCATCTCCACCCCGGATGGAACGGCCAGCTGGTTCTACGACCTTTGGTGCTACTGCGAAGATGACCCAACCAACGAATGGAAGCGCTGGTGTTACACCACCATCGAAGGCGGAAACGTCCCAGCCGACGAAGTTGAAGCAGCCCGCGCTCAACTTGACCCGCGCACGTTCCGCCAGGAATTCGAAGCGTCCTTCGAGAACCTAACCGGCCTCGTCGCCATCAGTTTCTCCGACGACAACATATCCACCGACGCCAAAGACATCTCCATCCAGCCCCTTCTCCTGGGCGTGGACTTCAACGTGGACCCAATGAGCGGAATCTGCGCCGTAAAAGACAAAGACACCCTCTACGTCTTCGATGAAATCATGCTCACAGGCGGCGCAACCACCTGGGACTTCGCGGAAGAAGTCACCCGCCGCTACGGCGTAGACCGCCGCGTCATCGCCTGCCCCGACCCCACGGGTGGAGCGCGCAAAACCAGCGGCGTCGGCGTCACCGACCACGCAATCCTCCGTCGCAGCGGCTTCACCGTCCAATCTCCCCGCTCTCCCTGGAAAATCCGCGACAAAATCACCGCCGTCAACACCGGCCTCATGGACGCATCCGGCGCCCGCCGCGTAAAAATCCACCCCCGCTGCAAAGAACTAATCAAATCCCTCCGCACCCTCACCTACACCCCTGGAACGGGTCTACCTAACAAAAATCTGGGAGTGGACCACGCTTTTGACGCTTTCGGGTATCTTGTGCTGCAGCAGTTCAACTTGGCCAAGCCCGAGGCCATGGGAACTACGTCGTACCGCCTGTACTAAGGATGTTTCGTCCGCTAAATGCGCCCCTCTGCCCCAAATGCGGATCAAATGAGACACGTGTTCTCGGAAAATACACTTCACAAGACGGCGATTCAGTCCGCGACCGTGCTTGCCGCGACTGTGACCACCGTTGGAGAACTCTCCAACCTCCCGAGGAAGTATTAGACCCCTCAATCCTGGTCAAATTCCCCCGCTGGAAATCCCTTGAGGGCAGCCGACGCCAAGTAACCCTGGAATACGTTTCCAAAGGCCGTTAAACTAAGAACACCCCATCACCTATTTGTCATGCCTAAGGGTCCAGGTACTTACGGCACACAAAAAGGCCGTCCGCCCAAGAAAAAGAAGGGCATGAAGAAAGGCAGCAAGAAGATGCGGTGTAGCTGTGGCCAGTGAAAACGTCCCAGTAAACAAGGCGCTTTACAGCCGAGTTAAAGCTGAGGCCAAGCGCAAGTTCGCGGTTTATCCGAGCGCGTATGCAAATGCGTGGCTGGTGCGCGAATATAAGAAGCGCGGTGGCACTTATCGGAAAGCAACCAGTGGCGGAACGAAAAAAACCACGAAAACCCGCAAAACCAAAAAAGCCAAGTAAGGGCCGTGGCGGCCTTGGCCGATGGTTTGACGAGAAGTGGGTCGATATAAAGACCGGGAAGCCTTGTGGTCGCTCCAAAGGGGAGAAGCGGGACTATCCAGCGTGCCGACCATCAAAACGAGTGTCGGACAAGACGCCTAAAACGACTAAGGAAATGAGTCCTTCAGAAAAAGCCCGATTTAAGCGCGAAAAAACGGGCTCGAAGAAGATAAGCTATCAACATCGGCGTCGTAAACCCAAGGGTAAAAGCTAATGGCCACCACCGTCACACGCTTCTCAAACACTGTTGAGCATCGCGAATCCACGGCGTTGTCCGCAGCTGATCACGCCTTTGAAGTCGATTGCAAATCTGATACTTATACGTTTTTGTTGACCACGACCGGCAGTGCCAACTATGTAGTTGCTCTTGAAATGAGCACTGCAAGCGCTCCAACAGAGTATTTTGCGATTGACTCAAACAAAACGCTTAGCTCTGCTGGTAACTACGATTATTCGTACACCGGCATTCCTGCGAGCCGTGTTCGCGTTCGTATTGTGTCAATTTCTTCTGGCACGCCGAACGTCACGCCGCAAATCATCGTTCACAAGAGCTGATTGCGTGGCTTGGACGGCATAAAGAGTTAGACTCGGGCTTATAGACCCTTCCTATGTCTAATCATGGCCATCCTTCGCGGAGAGCAAGGTGCGGTCCAGTTTGATGCTGCTGGTTCTTCCAACGCAACCATTGTTGGCACTCGCAGCTGGACGCTGAACATCACCAAAGACACGTTGGACTGCACCGATCACGGTGATACGTTCCGCGCTTATGTCGGCAGCATGATCAGCGGCTCTGGCACTGTCGAACTGGTGTACGACCCTGATGCAACTGGTCAGGCAGCGTTTATTGAAGACGTAATCACGGCTTCGGACACTGCAGACGCCACGTTTGAGCTGTTTACTACCGGCACCACCAGTGGTTCTGACGGTGTGAGTTTTGCAGGCATTATCACCAGCATGGACATCAGTTCTACTGTTGGCGATTTGGTTGTTGCTACCTGCAACTTCGTTACCAGCGGCACCATCACTTCTAACCTTCAGTAAGGGTTAGGACGATGGCAGAGCGCAAAAAACGTAAGCGTGGTCCCAACCTTAGTGTTGGCCGTGGCGAGAAGCTGCCTGCTAGTAAAGGTGCTGGCCTGACCGCTAAAGGTCGGGCTAAGTACAACCGGGAAACGGGTTCTAATTTGAAACCGCCGGTTACAGGCAAGCCAAAGACAAAGGAAGAAGCTGCCCGTAAGCGTTCTTTCTGCGCTCGAAGTCGTAATTGGACAGGTGAACGGGGTAAAGCGGCTCGTCGTCGATGGGGCTGTTAGTAACTCAACTCTGAGGTGTCATGACTTACTCCGTTCCCGGTCTCGTTAGAACGCATCTTGTCAGCTCTTCCTATATGGGAAGTGTTGACAGCCCGTTCGTGCGGACACGGGCCGTGATCGACCAGATGAAGGGCTGGGAGATCATGAAGGCCGTTACAAACGGCACGGAGTATTTACGTGACAACTGCGAGGCATTTTTGCCTCTAGAGCCCCGTGAGGACTACTCCGCATATTTGGCACGGGTCAATCGCTCTGTTTTTACGCCTTATACGCAGCGGTTGCTTCGTGCAGCAGCTGGGTTAATCCTGCGAAAACCAATTAGCGTCCAAGGTGATCCCTACTGGACAGATGTATTTAACAAGGACGTTGACGGGTGTGGCTCAGATTTAGATGAGTACGCTCGACGACTCTTGATCTGTGCCCTGACGTATGGGCACTGCCACACGCTGGTTGATTTTCCTGCGCCTACGGGCGCAAGAAGTCTTGCAGAGGAGCGTGCTCTTAATCGTCGGCCCTATTGGATTGAGGTGGATCCAACTCAGGTGTACGGTTGGCGACTGGACCGCGAAACCAGTTACGGAAGTCTTACGCAAGTACGAATCGGAGAAAAGGCAGTAGTCCCTGACGGCGAGTTCGGAGAAAAGGTTTATGACCAAGTACGTGTCATCGAGCCAGGTCGTTATCGCATCTTTAGGCAAGAAGAGCAAAAGAAAGAGATGCAAGGGCAGTTCCCATACCCCTCTTCTTTTGATCAATCCGACGCTACGGCGCAGTACGAGCTGGTTGAGTCTGGTGATTTTTCGCTTGGGGAGATTCCCTTGGTAACGGTTTATGCAAATAAAACCGATACGTTGACCAGCAAGCCACCGTTGCTGGACATTGCTCATCTCAATTTGGCCCACTATCAGCGCCAAGCGGATCTTATCCACAGCCTCCACATCGCTTCGCAACCGATGCTCGTCCTTGAGGGTTGGGACGAC